GTCTGGATTCCGAAGCTAGCTAAAACCCCAGTGAACACCGAAGCTATGAATGTTGGATCAATTTTCTGTTGTGGTATACCTGGTATAGAAACGTAGTTCAAAGTCAAAATTCCACCGCTCCAGGCAAGGACCGTAATTCTGACAGCTGTGGAGATGATGGCGGCTTGTTCCTCGGCATCTGGTAGAATAGCATCCTTTAGTTTACCTAACGGACCTTTCTTCTTCTCCTCTTCTTCTTTCACTTCCGTTACTTCTTCTTCAGCCATATATCTATTGTAACTGTTCTATATATAATCCTTAACCTTCACTTACAGGTTGCTTCTTCTTACCAATATTGTACTTAGACTCAAGAGTCCAGTCACCCTTATCCTTATACGAAATAACTTTTATCTGACTTAAAGGTGCAGCATCAGAGATTCTATCAACATCAGATATCTCAACTAAACCCCAATCACTCAGTAGTTGTATGATTCTATTCCTACGTTGCACATCATTTAAAGAAAGATTTGCTCTCTTACCATCTAGAGCAAACAGTTCTTTAAAATGTACTATGTAATACGATCCTTTCTTATGAAGTATATGACAAGATTGAAATAACTTCCTTTCTTTTTTAGAAGCAACTCCAATTCGAGTTAATGTCTCACGGACTTTTAGAAAATCATCAGGTTCCTTTAAAGTCACCTGCACCATATCTTCCTTAGACCAACTAAGTTCTTCGCTCATTTCTTTCCTCCCCTATTCAGTTTGTTTGTAATAAAAGTAATTTGATCAGGAGTCAGAATGCTAAGAGCTTGTCTAGCCTTTTCATTACTATAACCATAGTATTGTTTGACAACTTCCAAGTCATTCATCTTCTGTTTCTTGCCCCAAGGTGAAAACCTTTTACGAGACCTCACTATATGTATATAAAAATCATACTGAAGTTGCTTATCTAATGCTGAATACTGATTCATCTCATTGGCATACATGATAGTATCCATATGGTGAGACATACATTTATTAATTACATAAGGGGAGTAATTCTTTTCCCAACCAGGATCATCTCCCATGAGATATTCCTTACTATAGTTGAGACTATTCAAATAATCCTTAAGAGGATATCGATCATCATATGCCATAGTTGGTTAATACCAATTCCTTTCTTCCTTGCTGATCCTTCATATAATCACCTACAGATCTCATAGTATATGTGTGATCATACTCATGTGCATTCCATTCCTTAAAACGACTCTTGACTAACTGAGAAGCATTATAAGATATCATTTGATGACTAGTAAATCCATCACATTCTTTAGAGAATGCATCATGATCAAAATACTTATGCATCTCACCCTTCTTACCATATAAATTTGTTCCTATCTCATAAGGTGGATCTAGGTATATAAATGAATCCTTCTCATCACTCAACATCCTTTCATAAGTCAAATTGGTTATAGTCCAATCCTCTATTAACTCTTGATAGCCAGGTAACTTATCGATTCCTCTAATTGAAAAGTTGGACTGTGATGCTTGGGCACTGAATGACGAGGACTCAGTAAGACCACTAAAGCTGCACTTGTTGATAACATAAAAATAGACAGCACGATCTCTGGGCGTAGCCTCCTTGTCAAGATTTTCTTTGCATTCCAGAAAAAGGTATCTGGCTCTATCTGTGGAATCATGTCTCTCTTTGAGGGCACGTAAGTCTTTCGCAATTTCATCTCCATCATCCTGTAATTGTTGCCAGAAGTTAACTAGCGGTTCATAAAGATCATTAACCCATATTTCTAAATGAGGAAAGGTCTTTGTCATGTACAAAGCAACAGATCCACCTCCAAGAAAAGGTTCACGATACTCTTTATACTTACCCATGTCTGGTAAGAACTGTGCCATCTTTGTAATAGCACGTGACTTACCTCCAGGATATCGAAGAGGTGTTTTCAAAGATTTCATAATGTAAAGTTGTTGATTGCCATTGGTAAAATACCATACTCAGAACGTTGTATACGTTTGGTTAAAGTTTTTACCGTATCATCTTTTTCAATAGGGACTTTTCCCTGCAGCAGTATTCTACCAGAATCTAACTCTTCTGTCACTATATGGACAGTACATCCTGTAACATCATCTCCACTTTCCAATGCTTGCTCTACAGCATCAATGCCTTTATACTTGGGAAGTAAAGATGGATGCACATTAATAATTCTTTCTGGGAATGAGTTAATAAAATTGGGTGATAAGATCCTCATGTATCCTGCAAGCACAACAAGTTGCACACGCCATACTTTTAAGAGATCAATCATCCTCTCTTCATCTTTATGTGGTATGTGACAATGTGGGACACCAAACTTTTCTGCCACCTTTATAGCACCACAATCTTTTTTGTTGTGTATCATCAACACAACCTCATGCTTATTACAAGTGCGTAGAATGTTCTCGAAGTTGGTGCCCTTACCAGAGCACATAACACCTATTCTCATAGAATTAACTTACCTGTATTTGGAGTAACAATGGATGGTTTATTAAACATTGTATTATACTGTGTTACTAAACTTGGGACAGCTTCTGTAATATACATTACATTTCTTTTGTTGATTTCAAGTTCATGAATATCAGGATCTTGTAATGGAGCCCAAGGAGCAAACCCAATTTGAGTGCCATCTTCACCTGCTGGCATAGCAATGATTGCATCTGCAATTACAATAGTATCTTCCTTCTCCTCATTCAACTCACAGATAACATTTTCACCGCTAGTGAAACGTATGTTTTTTACAGTCATTTTAATCTTTAGAAATAAATTGGTTGGTCTCTGGAAACCAGAGAATATCTAGGTCACTATTATAGAATGTTTTCTCTGCATCCGCAAGTGTTTCAACTAACGGTTCACCAGCTAAATTAAAACTAGTGTTTAATAAAACTCCATAACCTGTATGACTACTTATACTACGAAGCAAACGATATAAATGATGCTTATAATCTATAGTTTGAATCCGACACGTTTGGTCAACATGAGTTACACCATAAAGAAATGGATCTCTTACCGTAACACTTCTTGTCATATACTTATAATTTTTCTCATTAATTTCATGCATACCCATATTAAATAAGTATGGTGCTTCATAATCTAAAACCATTGCTGCAAAAGGTCTATACCATTCTCTCTTTTTAATCTTATTAACAATCTCCTTAGCATCAGGATTGTAAGGATTGAACAAAATAGATCTATTACCCAATGCTCTTGGACCTGCTTCTGCTTGTTTATGAAACACTGCAACTGATTTATCATTGCATAAACTATCTACAATAAAATCTAATTCACATGTTTTATATTCTTTAGGTATAGGATATTCCTTACCATGAAACATAGTATCTTTAAAATCATTTGGTTCTGTAGATCCAGTAATTTTATGATGACAAAATAAAGCAGATCCTATAGAATTACCATCATCAGTAGCAATAGGCTCAAAATAAAAATTCTTCCAAGGAAATCTTTCTGTTAAATATTGATTGGCAACTACATTTAATCCATATCCACCACTGATACAAATATTAGATGAAAGGTCAGAATACTTTTCAATTAAATCACCAAGAGCTTCTTGTGTTTCACATTGAACCTGATGTGCATAATCTGCATACAATTGATAATTATCGGTAGTTATATTATCAGTTTGCTTTAAATCCAATTCTCTATTAATAGTCATTGGATGTTTACCTGGAGTAGATCCCCAGAGAATACCATGTACTTGTCTAGTATGAAAATTAGAATCAATAGGATTACCATCATAAATCAAACGTGAAGTTGGAAAAGACTTACCATAGGATGCCAATCCCATAACCTTACCAGCTTCCATTGGATGTTGATTTATTAATGCAATTGCTGATTCATATACAGAACAAATATTAAAATATGAATCAACTAAAAAATGACATCCTGGATACATTTCAGTCAGTTCACAAATAATCTTATTTACATTGGGTTTAAAACTTTCACTATTAAAATATCTACCATACCAAGGTTTAACATAAGACTTATAAACAGGAACAAAATTATTTGGATATGAACATTGATAAATGCTTTCACTTTCAGTAACGCCTGCACGTTCGGATCCATTCCGATCAACAACTACAGTTAAACATTCTTTAAATCCACTATTATAAAACGCTAAACTAGCATGTTGTACATGATGATCTATTTTAAAAATCTCTTTTACTGAAGGAAATAATGTAGATACAAGTCCTTCAATTAAATCATGTGGCTCTCCAATTACATAATCTATAGTATCACCAAACTCATTATAGATTTCAATTAAAGATCTAACAGGAGGAAATTCTCTCTTTACTCTTGCAAGTCTTTCTTCTTTCCAATACCTAACAATTTTACCATCTTCTATAAGACACAAAGAGGAATCATGATGGCATAAAATTCCTAGTATTCTCATACATCTATACTCATATCAATGATAACTTCACCTCTGTCTACATGATCACCTCTTGTGTAACCACCAAGATATGTAGTTACTAATGAAGTTCTAAATCCTTTCTTAGGTAATATGGTACTATGTGGAGTACCAGGAAAAGTTATAACGTCATCTTCTTCTGGAAAATAATGTTCATCATTGATAATAATTTGTCCACCTTCACCCTCTTGATGAGAAGTAAAATAAATTAAAAGATTGCTATGAGGAAATTCATGATCTACATGAATAGGAGTTTGTTGATTTAAACTATCTTGAGGATAAGTCTTATTAAGATTCATCCTGTAAATACAATTCAAAGTTATACCATTAAAATCTAAAATTTCCTCTACAACTTGATGAGCATACATTGTATGCTCACATACTTGCTTAGGATATTTGGCAACGTCATTTGCAAAAGGTCTTAAAATAAATGGATGAGTAAAGAATCCAGGATGTGCTCC